TGCACGCTGTGGCACACGACCAGCAAGCGGGACGATATGCGAGAGTATGGGTATCATGCGAACCCGTGGGTGTGGGTGATTGAATTTGAACGCTGTGAAAAACCAGAAGGATGGTGTGAATGATGGGCTACAAAACGAAAATCGACTGGTGCGACAGTTCATGGAACCCGGTTACGGGCTGCCTGCACGATTGCGAGTATTGTTATGCTCGTACCCTCGCGAATAGGTATGGTGGCTTCGACCACGACGAGGAAAAGAACCCAGTCGGCATTGATGTTGCGATTGGGGTGCATGAGCTGGACAGGCCCAAGCACATCATGCGCAAGAACGGCTTGCACAAAGCGCCGTATCCGTGGTTTTTTCTTCCGACTCTCCATCGTTACCGTCTCGATCAGCCATCCAAATGGTCGGAGCCGCGCACGATCTTCGTGTGCAGCATGGCAGACCTGTTCGGCGAATGGGTGCCTGACGAGTGGATTCACGCAGTATTTGAAGCATGCAAGGCGGCCCCACAGCACCGATACCTGTTCCTCACGAAGAATCCCTCCAGATTCGAGAGCGTGCTGAACAGACCAATGCCGGATAACATGTGGTTCGGTTGGTCTCAGGAAGGTCCGATCGGTAACAAGGCCGCTTTTCATACTGATGCGGACGTGCTTGTAAATGCATTCGTGAGTATCGAACCTCTGCTCCGGCCTTTCGAAGAGTTCTGCATCAAGAACATCGGCTGGGCTATCGTCGGCGCAGAAACCGGCAACAGGAAGAACAAAGTGATTCCAGAGAAGAAATGGGTCATGGATATCGCAGAAGCATGTGAACAGGCTGGCGTTCCGCTGTTCATGAAGGAATCCCTTCGTGAGATCATGGGCGACGACTTCCGGCAGGAATTCCCGTGGGAGGTGTGATGATACATGATTATCAGCGAGAAGCGCAACTGCTGCATACATGAGCCTGTTTGCGGCCCGAAGCAGGAATATCTTGCAGCATGTGAAGCGATCAAGCAAACGATATATCCCGCAGGCAATGGCATCAAGTTCATCAAGGATTCGCCCATAGACATCAGCATCAAATGTCCACAAAATCAATGAAAATGGAGGCTAAAAAATGACAGCTGAATTGATGGAACCGAATGTGGCTCTTGCGCACGGCCTGCGGGTCGGGGACTATCGGAGGTATGCTGGAAGAGGTACAGGAGGATTGACCGATGCGTGAGATTTTGTTCAGGGGCATGCGATTAGAAAAATCCGTATGGGATGAAGAACCGTGGGTGTATGGGTCTCTGATTGATTCCGGGAACCATGAGCAGGTTGCAATATATCCGTGGCTCAATGGCGCGAGCTCGATGAGCGTGCGCCAACTGGTGTACAACCGAATGGTCGGCGTTGATTACAGAACCGTGGGCCAGTATACCGGACTGACTGACAAGAACGGGAAACGGATTTTTGAAGGGGATATCGTGGAGTGTTGGAGCGAGGGAGTGTGTGCGCGAGGCACGGTGCAGCAACGCAAGGACGGATTGTGGATCATATATCCGTCGTGGCAGAAACACATCATGTGGAGCCTGTGCCCTGACGATCTCTCGCATACCACCGTTGAGATCATCGGCAACATCCACGACAATCCGGAGCTGGTGGAGGTGACAGGAAATGACAATAGAACCATGTCCTGAATGTGGTAAGATGCCCCGAATCCATTACAGCGACAGAAAGTATGCAACGGTTATACAGTGCAAGCCGTTTCTGCGCAAAGCCCATCTGGTGGCAACCGATACCGGGAGTTTTGGAATCGCAAGCATAGAAAATGCAATCCGCAAATGGAATCATAAGGCAGACTTAATGGAGGATGAGTGGCTGAATGACTACTGAACTGATGGGGTTTAACATCGGACTTGCTCATGGCGTTATGACCGTGGGAATGCTTGCCCTGCTTGTCGGGCTTGGCGTTGCTTTGCTGCATCTGTGCGGGAAACTGATGGAAAAGGTCAGCGCAATCAAGCTCGGCGTGAAGCTGTGGCACAAGTTCACGGGCAGGACAAAAGAGTTTGAAAGGGTTGTCGATCGAATCATTGCGGAGGTGGCGGAAGATGAGTGAACCGTTGTGGCAGATTTGGAAGTATGCACTCTGCGAGACCGTACGCCGTATGTTTGGACATGAATATGGATGCTGCGCAAAATGGTGGAAAAGGTGCAGGAGGTGTGAGCATGTCTGACAAAATCCTTTGCCCGTGGTGCGGGAGTGAGATGTTCCTCCCAATACCGTGGCAGAAAGGCCTGCCAGACATGGGCGGCCATAACTGGATTATACAGGCAAAATGCCTAGAGTGTGGTGCGTTGTCTCCGAAGGTATATGGACGCACGGAACAGGAAGCAGAGAACAAGTTGTTCGCCGCCACCACGTGCCGATACACGCCGCCGAAGCCGATCGAGGAAGATGATGCGAATAAAGCGCAGATGCCCGAATGGATTAGCGTAAAGGACAAACTGCCGGAGAACGATTCTCACTATCTGGTTTTCGCATCCGATACGTGCGAGGTTGTAGAGTGCATTTATTATGGCGATGGCGAATGGATGACGAAAGACCTTGAAAACATGACCGATTGCGTTACGCATTGGATGCCGTTGCCGAAACATCCTAAAGAGGGGGCGCTGAATGGTGTTTGACAAGGTTCTTTGCCCGTGGTGCGGGGCGGAGATGAAGCCTGCACTATATAAAAGAGGCTCTGTTTGGGAATGTGAATTTACTTGCCGCAAATGTGGTGCAAGGGGCCCGGTGCAAAGCGCATTCAAGGAAAAAGATGCCGAAGAAGCCGCCCGCGCCGCCGCCCTGCGCCGCCGCCCTGCGCCGCTGCTGAAGCCGATGACGCGCCAAGAACTTCCGCGCCACTACTTTATGCCATGCTGGATTGAACGGATAGGAGAAAAAGTGTATCCCGATCTGCTTGACAAAGACAGCACGGGCTTTTATGGGAAGTTTGAGAACTTGAACGCGCGTGAAACGGATTATTTGCTTTATGCCAACTACGGTCGCACATGGCGATGTTGGGCGCGTAGGCCGACCGACGAGGAAAGGAGCGCGGCGGAATGGGAGATGTAGGGCTGTATGCAAAATACATAATCACGAAGATGGACGGAACGCCGGTGAATGATCGGTGCTTTGTTCTCAAGCCTGACAAAGACCCCGCTGCGGCAAAGGCTTTGCAGGCTTATGCCGCGGCGACAGACGACGAACAGCTTCGCAATAATCTGTATGCGTGGGTCGGAAAGCCGACGCTCAAGCCGATAACGCTGGAGGAGATTTGGATAGAGGACGATCCGCTGTGGGTAGAGCATAAGAACGGTGCGCTTTACATCGGCGATTTCTATATGTCGATGTCCGCGAAAAACGGTTGGGATGTGCAAATGCTTGGAAGCGCAAAGCCCCGGCTTTTGCTTGAGGACTATTACGGCAAAACTTGGCGCTGCTGGGAGCGCAGGCCGACCGATGATGAAAGGAGCGCGGCGGGATGGGAAAAGTAAAAACGCCTTTTACAGACAATCCGCTTTTTAAACAGTCGTGCGAAATCTGCGAAGCCTATTGCGGCGAGGAGCATTTTTACGGAGAATGCACGAAATGCCCAATTTATAGGATGGCTGAAAAGCTGGAAGCGACGCAGAAGGAACTTGCCCATATGAAGTATTTGAAATCGTGGGACGATTACCCGGAAAGGATGGGAAAATGAACGGAGACTTGATAAGCCGGGCGGCATTATACAACGCCATATACGAGAACCCTGAATCAAATGGTAGTGCAAGGGCAACTCAATTACTGGGATGCATTATGAAAGCACCACCTGTGGACGCTGTGGAGGTTGTGCGGTGCAAGGACTGCGCACACGCAAGGGCATTGCCTGAGGGCAGAAAACCATATTTCGCGGACGGGGTCATGGCGTGCGCGCTGGGACGCGGCGACCCGAATAAAGGCCAGAGCGTGGTGTGGACTGATGATTTCTGCAGCGATGGAGTGAGGAGAAGATGAAGAGACAGAGAGTGATCAGTGATGTGGTCCGGGAACAAGTGGCGGCGGATTATGCGGCTGGCATGATGGTGTTTGACATCTCCTGCAAGCACAGGGTCAGCGAGACGAGTGTATGCAGGATCGCGAGGGAAAAGGGACTGACGCCGCACGGGCGCGGATGCAAAGCGCGTGGTGAGGAGAAGAAGGGAGCATGACGATGCACAGGGAAATGACGCTGGGCGAGGTGGCCCGCGAGATCCACGAGAACGCGAAGGCGCACGGCTGGTGGGACGAAGAGCGGGAGACGGCGGAGATCTATGCGCTGATCCACTCGGAATGGAGCGAGGCGCTGGAGGAATACAGGGCAGGCAGACCGGATAGGTGGTTTTACTGTCTTGACGAGAAAAAGGTAGGTATTTGTCCGAATGCGGCATGTCCGTTGACGCCGGATGTTCCCTGTTTGAAAAGAGAACCCAAGCCCGAAGGCATCTGCGTGGAACTGATCGACGGCGTGATCAGGATCCTCGACTATCTGGGGATGACCGGCGGTGCGGAAGAATACACGGACGGAACGGCCGATTATTATCTGGAAATACTGGATGAGGAAGGCGAGGGATGGACACGAAAGGTGCAGGAGCTGACCTTGCCGGCGCTGGTGAACAGGCTGCACAGGGAGGTTTGCGGAGCGGATAGCAGCCGCTTGCGCGGAGACGAGTTTGAGGTTTACGGCCTTCTGGAGGCGGTGACCATTGCATGGCAGTGGATCAAGGGGCGCGGGCTGGACCCGATGGAGCTTTTGATCGAGAAACACGAGTACAACAAGACGCGTCCGTACAAGCACGGAAAGGTGTGCTGAGATGATGCGATACATTGGAGCATTTCTCTTAGGGTTCATCGCGGCGATCGGCGCGGCTATGCTGGTTGATATGGCGTGGCCGCAGGCGCCGAAGTGGGCGAAGATCGCATGCATGGTCGCGGCAAGCGCAGCTGCGCAGGCGGCGGCGCGCTTGATTTGAAAGCTATGGAGGGGATGCGATGAAAAACAAGGAATATGTGGAAAAGTACGGCTGGAGGCTGGCAAGCGGCGACTGTTGTGAGGCGGCGCGAGAGCTGATCGAAGATTTTATCCGGGAGTTCAACGCCGAGGCGCGGCGGCTGAAGATCCGAACGGAGGCCGAGCAGATGCGCCTGATCGAGCGGGTGAACCGCAAGGGCAACGAACTTGCCGGGATGCTATTGGTGAAGAAGGGCGTGATGATCCTGCGCAGGGACTGGTTCCGCGGCGTTGCGATGGAGCTGATGAAGGAGGGCGTGCATGGCGGCAAAGATGACGAAGCAGAAGTTTAGCGAAATGCTGGGGTTTCTGCGCTGGTACGCCGGCGAGGAGAGCAGCGGCAGGCTCGGAAAAGCGGCGGACATGCTGGAATGGGCGCGCGATATTATATTTGGGAACGGGAACGACCCCCAAGCGCTTGCGCTGGAATATGTGCAGGTGAGCGTGCGCGCAAAGCAGATGGAAGAGATGCTGGAGCGCTGGGACGAGCTGGAACCGGGGCCGAAGTGCATGATGCTTTTGTGGAACGAGCAGTGGCAGGCGATGCTGGATTACAAAGAATGCCTGCGCAAGCGCGGGAAAAACGGCGAGTTTGATTTGGAAGCTGCGGAGCAGGCCATTGAGAAGGGGCCGGTGAGCGGCTGATGAGCGGGTTTGTATTTGGGCTTCTGGTCGGGCTGTTTATCGGCATTGTACTGACGGCGTTTTACATGCTGGCGGCGGTCACGCAGAGGGAATTTGCGGAGAACGGTTGGGCGATGGCATGGGACATGCTCAGGCAAGTGCGCAGATGGTCAAAGCTTGTGAGCGACTATGAAAGCGCGATGGAAAAAAGCCGGCAGATCGCAGAGATGAAGGATAAGACGATCGAAACGCTGATGCAGGCGCTGGACAGGCAGAAGGAAGAGAAACGGGAAGGGTAAAGGAGAGGGCACAATGGGCAAGCAGGAGCTGGAGGCGAGGCTGCCGCCGCACCACACGGACGCGGAAAAGAGCGTATTGGGCAGCATGCTGATCTCGGACAAGGCCGCGATGGCGGCGATCGAAGAGCTCAAGAGCGAGGATTTTTATGATCCGGCGCACAGGGAGATCTTTTCTGCGATGTGCAGGGCCGCGGGCAGCGGGAAGAAGATCGACGTGGTGGTCGTGGACGAGATGCTGGGGCGCGAGGGCAAGCTGGAAGGCGTGGGCGGGTTTCAGTACCTGATGGAACTGAACCGGTTTGTGCCTTCGGCTGCGAACGTGCAGGCGTATATCAAAATCGTGGACGAGAAAGCGACGCTGAGGCGGCTCATGGAAGCGGGCGGCGAGATTTCAAGGCTGGCGGGGAGCGGCATGGACACGGCGGAGGTCTTGGCGCGATCGGAAAAGATGGTATACGACATCAGCATGCGCAAGGGCGGCGAAATGCTGGAGCCGATACAGCCGGTGCTGCTCAAGACGTATGAGAAGATCGAACAATTGGCGATCAGCAAGGGCAGGATCGAGGGCGTAACGACGGGGTACAGCGAGTTGGACGACATGCTGACCGGACTGCACGGCGGAGAGCTGGTGTTGATCGCGGCGAGGCCGAGCATGGGAAAAACTGCATTCGGAATGAACATTGTGGGCAATGCGGCGATCCGGCAGGGAAAAAAAGCGGCTGTTTTTTCTCTTGAAATGCCGGCGGAGCAGCTTGCGATGCGCATGCTGTGCACGGAAGCGCGGGTGAACATGCAGAGCGTGCGCCGGGGAGAACTGGAAGCGGACGAATGGATGCGGCTGTGCGAGGCGATGGCCATGATCGGCGAGAGCAAGATCTACATCGATGCGACGAGCGGGATCACGGTGCCGGAGATGCGGTCCAAGGCGCGCAGGCTCCAGATGGAGGGCGGTCTGGATCTGATCATGGTGGACTATCTGCAGTTGATGAGCGGCGCCGGGCAGTTTGGTTCCCGGCAGGAAGAGATCGCCGGGATCAGCCGTGCGCTCAAGGGCCTTGCGCAGGAGCTGGACGTGCCGATTGTGGCGCTCAGTCAGCTTTCCCGCGCGCCTGCCGGAAGGACGAACCATCGCCCGATGCTCAGTGATATCCGCGATTCCGGAGCGATCGAGCAGGACGCGGACGTGGTGATGTTCGTGCACCGTGAAGAGTACTACGACCCGGACACGGAGGACAGGGACAAGGCGGAGATCATCATTGCCAAGCAGAGGAACGGTTCCTTGGGAACGGTGAAGCTGGGATGGCACGGCCCGTTCACATGGTTTGTGGACTGCGCACAGAACAACTGACAGAAACGGAGGGCTTGATTTGAAAACGGTCGTAACGACGGAGTTTGTATGCGATTGCTGCGGGCTGAGGTTTGTCGATGAGGAGAAGTGCAGGGCGCACGAGGATCTGCATTCGCGGCCGAAGAGCGTTATGCTTCCGGAGAAGAGCGTTGTCCGGGCATACAGGCAGACGCGCAGGTGGCCGGACGTGGTGGACGTGGTGATGAGCGACGGGAGCATTGTACGTTACGGGATTCAGGACGAGAACGAGAGGATAGACGAATAACGGAGGACGAAGACAATGGTGAAACAGAAGCTATACAAATGCGAGGTCTGCGGCGCGGTCTATGCGGACGACGAGGACTGCATGGCATGTGAGGCGAACCACACGAAACTGCTTTCGGTGCTGCCGGAGGATCAGAGGTTCAATCCGGGGCAGAAGTATCCGCGGTATATCAACGCGATCATGGAAAACGGAAAGAAAATCGTGTATGAAATGAGGATGGACAGAGGTGCGGGTAAGATGTTTGAATCCTGACGCGGTCAGGAATATCCAAGTGGCTCACGGGCAGTTTGCCGCGGTCTGCTACGGCACGCCTGAGAAGTACGCAAAGCGCGTGGGGCAGAGCTGCATAGAGACGGAGCACATGAGCGGCAGCCGATGCGAGTACATCAAATTTGAAGTGGACGGCGTTGACCGCGGCACGGCAGAGCAATGTCTGCGGCATGAGATCGGCGTGAAGGTGCCCTTTGAGATGCAGGACAATTACGACATCGCAGACGAGATCGACCGGATCGCAAACGTGCCGGCGGACGAGGTCGTGAAGAACATGGCGTCGTTTCGGTACATCGATAAGGACGGGTTTGCGTGGGCGGTGCCGGGCAGGATCGAGCGCAACGAACGGGCGAGGGCGCGGTACGGGGCGCTGATGGAGCATATCAACCGGGAACGCAGGGTGATCAAGGGCATGCTGGAGAAGGGCGGCGTTTCGCCTGCGGAGGCGACGGAGGCTGCGAACTTCTGCCTGCCAAGGGCGACGACAACGGCCTTTACGATCGGGTTTACGCCGGAGGCGCTGATGCGGTTTTGCAATAAGCGGCTGTGTGTGCGGGCGCAGGAATTTGCCCGGGAGCTTGCGCAGGAAATGCGCGGCTTGATTTGGGAACTGAACAGGCCGCTGGCCGAAAGGCTGGTGCCGCAATGCGAACACTATCTGTGGTGCCCGGAAGGCAAGAGGACATGCGGGCGGTACCCGACGAAGGAACAGGTGCGCGAGATGGTGCGCGAGGCGAGGGGAAAGGAGAGAAAGGAAAATGCCGGTAACAAAGAGGGTATTGATGAAGGCGTTCTGCGATGAATGCAAGGCTGTGATCACGCGCGAGGCGGACAAGGGCGGCGTACAGGAAATGATGGACTATGCGAGGGCGAAGGGCTGGAGGGTCGGCCAGGGCGGATACAAATGCTTCTGTCCGGAATGCGCAGGGAAGGTCAAGACGCGCATCGCATGGTAAGAGGGATGAAAGGGAACACACATGGGAGAGGAGGCGCTGTTTGACAGAGTCAGAGAAAGCGAAAAACTATTTGATGCAGGTGGTCTTCGCCGACGAATCGGTGAAGATGAAGCTGGAGCAGATCGAACGGCTGGACGCGCTGAGTAAGAAATGCACATCGGTGATGACCGGGATGCCCCGGGGCGGCAGCGGCAGCGACTTCACGAAGATTCGGGACAGGATGATCGAGGAAAGCAGAGAATGCGAGAGGCAGATGCAGAGGCTGCTTGATTTGAAAGAGGATGTGCGCAGGAAGATCGACATGATCGAGGACAGGAAGCACAGGGTGGTGCTGGAGATGCGGTATCTGAACTGTGCGACATGGGAAAATATCGCGGAGAGCATCGGACGGGACGTGACCACGGCGCACAGGTGGCACGGGCAGGCGCTCAAGGACTTTGCGAAACTGTGCTGATGAAAAGAAAAAGGAGCTCTGGCGGGCGGCTCGGAAACGGGCTGCTTGATTTAGGAACATAGAGAAAGCCCCGGTACGGCGAAGGTGCTGTATCGGGGCTTTTGCTTGTTTGGGCAGCTATGCAGTGCTATACTGGAGGTGCGCTGATACGGGCGACAATATTTGAAAGAGGGCGGAAAAATGAACAAGGAAGGCGGGGCTATCGCGTTATCTGCTCTGCAGGATTATACCGTGGTGGATTTGGAAACGACAAGCAACAATCCAGCGTTTGCCAAGATTATAGAAGCGGCTGCTGTTCGGTACAGGGATGGCAAGGAAACAGCTCGATTCTGCGCCAGAATTAAGCCCAAAGGGAAATTCAACAATGAGTCTATGGAGATCAACGGCATCACCGAAGAGATGCTCAAGGATGCAAAGGGGCCGGAAGAGGTCATTCCTGAGTTTGTGCGGTTCGTTGGAAACGATGTTTTGATGGGGTACAACATCAACTCTTATGATAGGGTCGTCCTCAAAAGGTATTTTTCCAAATATGCCGGTACGGAGATCCAGAACGAAACCGTCGATGTGCTCAGTATCGACAAAAAGTTATACCCCGGAGGGAAAATCGGACATAAGCTTACCGATGCGGCAAGCCGGTTGGGGATTGATACGGAAGGAGCACACTGTGCGCTTACCGACTGTCTGATCTGCAGCGCGGTGTTTTATAAACTGCTGGCACAGATCGAACAAGACCCGAACCTGAAAGAGGCGTTGGAAAAGAAAACGGGAACGCAGAAGAAAATATCGGAATATAAGGCAAACAGTACGGAAAATGGCGAAGACGGGCCGCTGAACGGAGTGAAGGTCGTTATCACCGGAGAGTTACACGGATACAGCAAAGGCGATGCGTGGCAACTGGTGCTTGATAAGGGCGGAGATGTGACAAAGAAAGTGTCAGGGAAGACAGATATCTTGGTGGTCGCAGACGAGAAACGCCAAAGGGGCGAGGTGACAGATAACGAAAGATTGGCGATCGAACAGATCGAAAAGGGAGGAAAGATAAAGATACTGAGCGAAAAAGAGTTCTTCGAACTACTTGGGATCTGAACACGACTGCGGAGAAACCGAATTGCGAGGCCTGAAAATGGGCTGCTCGATTTAGGAACATAGAGAAAGCCCCGGTACGGCGAAGGTGCTGTATTGGGGCTTTTATCTATTTGGGGAAAACGGACTGCTTGATTTAGGAACGATGGGCGGGCGTGCTGTCGAGATAGCAGGTGTCTGCGCCCAAGTCGACCTTGTTGGACCAGACGACGGCACTGTCCACCGCGGGGTCGATATCCCACGCGGGGCAGCCGGTTTCGTCAAGATAGACGCGGGAGAACACATCGGCGGCGAGAAGGGGTTCAAAGACGGTGCCGGGGAGCAGGTACGGGCGGCAGTCGAGGGTGCGGGTCTCGCCGTTGTCGAAGGTAAGCCGGAGGGTATAGGCCGGCAGCGCGCAGACAGACAGGATCCGTCTGCGGCCGGCGGCATAATACTCGGCGGTGCGGCGATCAAAGCCGCGAGAGAGATAGAAAGAGACGTCTTTCACGGGCTGGCACCCCTTCACTGCAGGGGAGCGATGGGGAAGAGTTCCTGCTGGCGCATGGCCAGAAGCCAGTTCTCTTCGAGCTCGTCCTGATGCAGGGCGGCCCAGCCAAGGAGCATTTTGAGCTGTTTGCCGGGCAGAGAGCCGTCCAAGACTTCGATGTCGTGGATGGAGACGACGACTTCCTCGCCGCCATAAACGGCATGGAAGTGGGGCGGCATATGGTCGCGCCAGTTCATATAGATCTTGATCCCACGGAACATGCAGATCGTAGGCATGATGAGCGCTCCTTTCCCAAAGAGGTGCTTGATTTGGGAACGATGGGTCAGACGGAGTCGCCGTCGATCGTTACGACGCGGTCGTCCGGATCGATCTCGGCGTCTTCCTGGAAATCGCCGCGGGCAAACTTCCAATCGGTCGCCATTTCAATGCAGTAGTCGACGCTGGCGACGATATAGGCGTCTTCGTCTTCGTCGTAGGGCAGTTGGCCGGCGTCAAAGAAATCTTCGCTCCAATCCGGGTACCATGTGCCGTATCTGTATTCCTGCATGTGGATTTCGACGGTACGGGTTTTGTCCTTAAGTTTCATGGTGCTGGCTCCTTTCGTTTTTGGAACTGTGTCTTTATGATAGCACAGGAGGGGCGGGGTTGGGAAGAGGGCGGCTTGATTTAGGAACGATCAGGCGGGCCATTTGCCGGTTTCGGCCATGCGGGCGATGCGCCAATATTCGACGGGCAGGATACCCGGGACGGCTTCCAGCAGGAGAAGCTGGCGGCAGAAGGCGCGGGAATCGGCCAGGGATGCAAGGTGCGGAAATCGGGCGACGGCGCGCTCGTATACCGGGAGAGAGGATGCGGGACGGGGTTTACGCATGGGGAAGACCTCCTCAAAATAGATTGCTTGATTTAGGAACGATGGGCGGGATCAGAGTTTGCGGGAGGCGAAGGCGAACAGTTCCGCACAGGCGGTCAGGGCGCTGTCGGCGGTGACGTTGACATAGTACTGATAGCCGTTGCGGCAGGTGATGACCAGGTAGTCGTCACCGGGCAGAAGCGGGTTATCGCGATTGTCGTGCAGGAGTTCGGGGAAACGGAAGCCGGAGAGGTACTCGGCGGTCATGTGCAGGTGTTCGACGTTTGCACCGGACGCGGCCTGCAGGATGGCGGAGCAATGGGCGGCAGCCTGGGTGAGATCATAGGTCTTCATGGGGTGTACCTCCTCAAAATAGATTGCTTGATTTAGGAACGATGGGCGCTGTGCGCTTTATGGGCCTGCCTGACTGGAGGGCCGGGCAGGTCGAAAAACGCGCTGGGCGATTTAGGAACGATCGGCGGGATCAGAGGCCTTCGCGGGTGAAGATGGCGTCCGCGGCGGCGGACCATTCGCGGCCTTCGGGTGCGGACATGGCGACGAGCAGGGCGGCGAGGATGGCACGGAAGAGTTTCATGGCGGGATGCTCCTTTCAAAATGGGCTGCTTGATTTAGGAACGGCGGGCATTTGCGGGAGGCACCGAAAATGGCGTGCTTGATTTAGGAACGCTGGGCGGGTCAGGCATTGCGCAGGATCTCGCGCACAATGATGCGGTTGAGCGTGACGGCGCAGTCGTATTCGCAATAGTGGGTCTTCTCTTCGTCGGTCATTTCCAGCCAGCCGCAGAGCAGATCGCGGGCGCCGGGGCGATAGAGATATTCAGCGGTATCGAGCGCGGAGGGAAGGCCCATGCACCAGTCTTCCAGCATTGAACCGGGGGTCGGATAGGTGCTGTAAAACTTCTCCGCCTGGCAGATGGAGAGAAGGGCAGCGCAGACGGCGTGCGGGTCGGAACAGTCGACGGACGCGAAGTCTTCATAGCCGGTGAAGTCGGCGTTTTCGCAGATCCAGCGGAGGGCCTTTGCCTTGACGGCCTTGTGATTGATTCTGAGCATGATACAAACCCCTTTCTTGATTTAGGAACGATGCGGGAAAGGTTCGGGCGCTGTGCGCTTTATGGGCCTTTCCGACCGGAGGAGCCGGAGAGGCCGAAAAACGCGCTGCTTGATTTGGGAACGATCAGCGGACAAGGGCCTTGCGGAGCATGTCGGAATAGTGATAGATCGAGTCGAGCGGGTGGGCGATGGCGGCGCGAAGGAAGTCTTCGTCGGTTTTAACGGAGCCCCAGCCGGAGATCTCATAGCCGAATTCGTGAACTTCTGCCGGGTCAAGGGTGCGGAAGCCGTTAGAAAAGGTGCCGTCGGAGCAGCGAAGGACCATAGCGTCGGCAAAATTGATAACTTCCTTGCCGTCAACGCAGATGGAGGCAAAGCCCTGAGTGACGCTGGGGCGGATGCGCTTGACGCTCAGGCGGGCGAACTCGGCGCCGGTGAAGCCGTGCTCCAGGGCGATGGTGAGCAGATCCGGCCTTGCGGGAACGGGTTCCGGCTCGGAGCTCTGCTCGATTTGGGAACGATCGAAGACGGAATGCACGCCTTCAGCGGATACGGAGAGCATGCAGGCGTCGTCGGTGTACCCTTCGGAAAGGACGGCTTCAAGCATGGTGCGCATGCCGTTGTAATAGAGGTGCTGGCGCTCTCCGGCGGCCTTCGATACGCGGGCCTGTTCGGCGATGTGGGCATACTGGGAATCGAGGAGGGAGAGAAGATAGGCAGTGGTTTCGGGCTTCATGGGGGATGCCTCCTTGAAAATAGATTGCTTGATTTAGAAGCGATGGGCGCATGCTGTGCGCTTTGTGGATCCGCTCGGGCTGGAGGAGTGCGGGCGGATCGGAAAACGCGCTGCTTGATTTGAAAGCGGCGGGAGGCGGTCAGATGGAACCGAGGTTTGCGGCGTATTCCGCAAGCGGGCAGCGGGCGCAAAGGGCACGGCAAGCGCCGGAAGGATCCCCCATGCAGCGGCACGCGCGGCCATAGTATCCGCAAATCGCAGGCGTCTTGTCTTCGGTTCCGCTGGAAATGGCAGCGGCTTCAAACGTGCCCTGGATCTCGGGGAAAATGACGGGGAACGGCGAAATATGTATGCCCGGGATCGCGCAGGCCATGCCATATTTGGGAGCCTGGAAGACGGTATACACGGCGCCGCGCTGATCGCAAACGAGATAGGACGGTGTGTAGCCGTGGGCGTTGCACCATTCCGGCGCGGTGCAAGTGCGGTCAACATGGAGACCGGAAAGGCCATTGCCGCGGAGGTATTCGGAGCCGTCCGGAAGGGTGTAAAGCTGCATAGTCATGAAAAAATCCCCTTTCTTGATTTGAAAGCTGATGGCGCATGCGGTGCGCTTTATGGGCCTTTCCGACTGGAGGAGCCGGAGAGGCCGAAAAACGCGCTGCGGGAGAGGTTCAGGCGGTGCGGCGCTGGATCTCAACATAGGCGCGGCGAATGCGGGTTGCGGCCTGATTCAGGGCGCGTGCCTGGACGTCAAGCCAAAGTTCGCATCGGTTCGGCTGGCGTTCTCCGCCATGGGTGCGCTTGAGCTCGGACGGGGTGCAAAGGCGCTCGGCGATATCGCAGTCGCAGACCAGAGAGCAAGCGCCCTCGGAATACTGCTGCCAGTTATAAGCACCATTCAGCAGCCACGCGGTCAGCTCTTCGCGGGTCTCCGGTTCGCGGCCTTCATAGGCGCAGCGCTCCTCGAGGTCGTTCAGCAGGTCGAGGGCATAGAGGTTAACGCCCTTATTCCAGGCGGAACGATCGCGGCGGGAATTGATGGCGGCGCGGATGGTTTCGACGGTGGCAAATTTCTTCATGGTAAAGCCCCTTTCTGTATTGCGGTTTAGCCTGCTGGCGTGGTATAATTGGGGCAGGGTAGCAGGGAGACCCTGCCCCGGTCGTATTGCCTTGCCGTCTGTGCTGTAGTGGAGCGCAGGCGGCTTTTTTGTTACTTGGCCTTTGCGGCCTTCAGCCTGCAAACAAGCTTTTCAATGGCTCTTTCGAGCAATGCAATCCGCTTTTCGGCTTGCTCCAGCTTGGCGCGGTATTGTTCGCGCTCTGCCGTGATTCGCTCAATGGTCTCTGGTGCGTTCGGCATCATGTTTCGCTCCTCCCTCCCTGCATAGCGTTCCGGGTTTGCCGTGGGCTTGTGTTCCCGGCGGCATCAGCATACACCCGGCATTTTTTAACATTCGGCAAGGCGGCAAACGGCAAAAAAACGCCATCCCCCTTTAGGGGGATGAACGGCGGCAGGTTTTGTGCACGTTTCACAAATGGCGGTTTTTAATGTTTGGGCGGTTGGGATATTGACAGGTTTTCGGGGCGCTTTTTCGCTTCCTTATAGGGCGAAAAGCGTTTTTTTTGTTTGGCGGAGTGCTGATAGTGGCGGCGCGGTGATGGTGGGCGGCGGTGATGGTGGGCGGCGATCAGCGCGGCCCAGGCGGAACAGATCCAGCGCGGCGGCGATCGGTTCGGCCCGGCATGGAGCAGACCCAGCGCGGCGGCGGTCGGTCCGGCCCAGGATGGAGC